GTATTTCTGGGTTGAGAAAGAAGGTAGCGCGTAAAGCGCTACTCTCTTGCTAGAATTTTCATAACTCTCCTGATGGGGAGTTTTGTTTGCTCTGCGACATCTTCTAGCGCAACGCCTGCGTCAAACAGTTCAACCACTTTAACCTTAGTTGCTCTAGGAACTCTAACTAAAGGTTGCTTTCCGTTGAACTTCGCAGCATTGTAGTCAAAATCAGATACTTTATACCTGTACCCGTTTAGTAAATCGTACAGGTCACGTTCTGTCAGTTTCAGGTAGTCTTTAAGTATTTGGGGCTTACTCTCCCCTTCAAAATAGAAAGATTTCAGTATGTCTCTAGCCTCTTTCTCGCATATGCGTGCTCTAGACTTCCTTTGTAGCTCGTTTTTCAAAACCCACTTCACGTTGCCCTTCTCAAAGCGCAGTGCGCCAGATATTCTAACAAGTTGATAACTGTCATCACTTAACCCGAGGTCAGGAAGCCGAGGAAGCTCTGCCGAAAATGTGATAAAATTGTTTTTCCACTCGTCGCTGGTGTATAATTTTGAAAGGCGTAACCATTCATCTTTTTTATTTGTAGCCATATTTCTCCTTTTTTGTTTCAATATTAAGAGTTGTATTTCGTCCACAATATCACGTTAACTAGAGATATTCAATGAAAATGTGCGTTTTTAAGATAAATACCTTAAAAAGCGTGCCCCCGTGGAGCAAGTTTTAGAGCTAACGGGGGCACGGGAAACTGAGTGTGAGTGCGGTATATGGGTAAATTGGCTAGGTTGCCTATGTATCTAAACTAACTTTTTACAGTTAACATGACATAGTGAACAGAACACTATAACACGTTAACTTAATATAGTTAGTTTAGTTTAGGAGGTAACGTGGCCACTTTCAAAAATATCGGCAGTGTTTTCTATATTGGTTGCGGGTTGTAGGGGTGGCCACGTTGTCTGGTTGACAGGGGCACATTAAATAGTGTGATTTTTAAGATACAGATTATAAAAGAGTTATAATTATCTTGAGTTAAAAGGCGTTTTATGTTAGCCTCCACGCTCTCGGTAAATTATAAACGAAATGAAAGAAAATATTATGAAAGGTCTAAATTAATGATTGAAATGTATGAACTTGGTGCTCGCGTGGAATATATTAGGTTTCACCTTAAAGAAGATATTATCACAGGTGATGCGCTAGTTAAGGCTTACGGTGTGGATGGTGAGAATCGCCCTATCGCTTTGCTGCAAGATTTGAAGCGTGTGGATGAGCAAGGCAAGCCAGAAGTGTTCAATGTGCCAGTTAAATGTGTTAATCCTGATGAAATATTTATCAGCGCATTTAATAGTTTGATTGTTGAAACTAAAACGCTTGAAACAGAAGCTAATACCGCAATCCGCAAGCTTACAGAAGAAGCTAACGTTGCTATTGCTGAGTTGAATAACGCAGTGCTCGGTGATGCCATCCTTTTCGGCACTGAATAGCAATATTTAGCTTAGAAAACCTAAAAACGCCCATCACATTTACCTTAGTTGGTTTGTGATGGGCGTTTTTCGTTTGGAACGTGGAGAGAGTCCATCGTTCACGTTTACCCTAGTGGGTTGTGGTATTCAATCAATCAATCAATCAATCAATCAATCAATCAATCAATCAATCAATCAATCAATCAATTTTTATAGTGTTTTAGCAATTAAAAAACGTTGGTTTATTGCTACTTTCAAACTTATCTACAGATAAAGCCCTATAAACTAACATTGAATATTTGCCGTCAAGCGTGTTTATCCTAGTTAATGGGTAGCCTTTGCCGTGTGTAAGTTCTTTTGTGTTAACTGCTATAGCTTCAAACACGCCTTCAAGCGTATGAAGCAAGCATTTTCTTTTAATAGGTTCCATGCTGTTAAATCCTTATTGTTAAGTGTTTAAGTTGTTAATGTGTAAAATACACATTGCAAGGGGCTCAGTTTAATGAACCCTATGCAATATGCACTTAGTTATAAAATAATATAGTTGGTATTGCTACCACTAGTATTAAATATAATATCAGTGCTGATATGCTAATAAATTTTAACCAAAATAGTATATTTTGTTTTCTTTTGTATTCTTTATATATTTTGTAATTTGGAGTGTATGTCATGTTTTTAGCTTTCTTTTAATTTGGATATGTTCGCGCGCTTATATCATTAAAATATAAACTGCTCTTTTGATGATAAATGAAACGGGCTTGCTTACTTGAGTAAGCATGAAGGCGGGATATAAATACCCAGCCTTCGACCTTCCATACATAGATATTAAATAGTTTTTTACTACGCATGATTAATACTCCTGAAAGAATTCTGCTGCTTGCTCGTGGTCAATTGGCAAACTTTTATAAATAAATCCCATTTCTTGGCAAGCTTCATATATCTTTTTAGCTTTCATACTGTCGTCGTCGTAACCAAAGTTACTGCACCAATCTTTAAAAGGTTCATCTAGTGCGCCACTATCCACTTGTAGACTATAAAGAATGTCTTCAATTTTAGGTGGTATTATCTCAAAATCAAAAGGCATGATGCCTTGAGCATTTATCTTTTCAATTCTATTTTCAGCCTTGGCTTGCGCTCTTTTAGTTTTAGTTAGCACTTTAATTCGTTTAGTTAAGCACTCTTTCACCTCTTTTAGAGAGAATGCACCTCTAGCGTTTAATACACCATTATTCTTTAAACTATTGTGTAGCTCGCGATTTAGCACTTTAAGTCTACAATTTTGATTAATAAAATGACCTGTGCCCTCAGTATATTGAAAGGGTGAGTTTCCTGCTAATTGAATTGACCAGTGAACGCCCTCAAAGTCGCTTATCTTATCGGTACGCTTTGAAATGCGGGTTGCTTTGTAGTCTATATGTGAGAAGTCCATGTTCTTTAATTCCTTTATTAAGTGTTTAAGTTTACAAGCTAGTTGCCTGTGTATGTGTGATGCGCTCACCAAAAGCATACATTTTTAGTACGCCCTTGCTTTTACTTTCTAGTAATTTATACACACGAGCATCGTAAAATATAACCATATCATCTTTTGATATGAATGTGGCTATTGTGAAGTTCTGAAAGCGCTTGCCTTCGGTGAATGTTATCTTGTAATTCATGTTCTTTTATCCTTCATTAAGTGTTTAAGTTATTAATAAATTACCACAGTGTAAAACACACAACAAGTATAAAATTACGTGTTGTATCATTTAATTTATAAGCCATTGATATCGTTAACACATTTATACATCATTTAATATGGCTTGCTATCCAGTATGTGGTCTGATAGCATAATGAGTAAGAACTGAGATAAACACGCAATAAATTACACATTGCTAAACCATTGATAACATTAAGGAAATTACAGATTGAATACAATGAGCCACACCACCCGCTACATGATGCAAGTTATAACTTGCACGTTGTTTGTTGCGTATGGATATGTGTGTAAGTTGTTGATATCTGGGCGGAATTTGCAATGTGCAGGGGGTACACCCCCCTTTTTTCTATATAGTGTATATATAAAAAAGACCTTATATACTGGTCATTATTTTCAACTCTCTGAAAACTACACATTAAATTTTGCTAATATGAAAACAACAACTCGTAATTTTTTACGTCCAGAAAAAACATGGAGAACCTCATGGTAGAAATTGTAAGGCACGACCGACAGGAAGAACTCAACTTAGCTAAGACGCAAAAATGTATCCAGCTCACAGCACTGCAAGAAAAGTTTTGCCAACTGATGGCTGATGGTTTCCAGCAATCGTATGCTTATAAAGAGCTCCACCCGAAAATGGATATGGATAATTGCTATAGTGCAGCTAGCGTGCTTATGCGCCGCCCACACATTATAGCTCGCGTGGCTCAACTACGCGCCGAGGCAATTGACGGTTTCGATGTCTCTCGGAACTTTTTGCTTGAATCGTTACTTTGGGCGCTTAATACTGCTAGGGAACGTGGAAGCACCGACCAAGTGCGTAAGATAATTATGGACATTGGTAAACTATTCGGATTAGTTATTGAGAAAAGTGAGGCCGACGTACTGCATAGGTTTCAGGTTATGAAGGATGTTACATTAAACGGCAACACCCTCGACTTCAATATCGGCGATGGGAAGGTTATCGATGTTAAAGGTGAAAAAATAAGCGAGGTTGATACCGCTCCCGCTGCAATTGGCTCTCTGGTCGCCGATAACCGTCGACGCATCCCAGAAGATATTGACCCTGAGCAGCACGCGAGATTGATGCACGCTGTGACGAAAGCGGATAAAAACGATGTTGCACCTATGGCTAAGGATGGCCGCCAAGGTAAGCGCCCTATCCGCAGGCGACCTGAGAACCGTCCGAAGAATGGCTTCGTTGATAACCCGAAAAGTGAGAAGAACCCCAGAGGAGCTGGGCGTAAGAAAGGTTCTAGCCCCACAGCTAAAGTTGCTGGGCGTGAGAACACCGACCGCAAGGGCGCAATGAAGATTGCAGCAGCAACGACTAAATTAACTGGAGAGGAACTTCTGTAATGGCCTCAATGAACATACCAGAAATTTTAAACATGCCACCGAAGCTTATGCCGATGGTGACAGAGTTTAACAACTATACATATTTGTACGCAGAAGGTGGCCGTGGTTCAGCTAAGACCCATTCGGTAGCTCGTTTCTTTTTATACCTCGCGTCGAAATATAAACTGCGTATTGTTTGTGGTCGTGAAATTCAGAACAGTATTGAAGAATCGGTTTATACCGTGCTTAAAGATTTGATTGATGAATTCAATCTGCCCTTTGAAGTTCAAGCCAGAAAACTTACTCATAAAATTACAGGTACGACATTCACATTTAAAGGTTTCAGAGATACAAAAGGTGAAGGTAGCGTATCCATTAAAGGTATGGAGGGTGTGGATTTACTTTGGATTGACGAAGCGCAATCTGTTACTAAGCCAACTTTGGACGTTCTGATTCCTACAATTCGTAAAGAAAATTCGAAAGTTTTCTTAACCATGAACAGATATATGGATGATGATGCAGTACACGAATACCTTGATGGACGTAAAGATTGCCTGCACATCCACATTGATTTCTTTGAAAATCCGTTCTGTCCACTGCGTACTAAAGTTGAGGCCGAAGAATGTCGCATTAAAAGCGAGAAAGAGTACGACCACATCTGGTTAGGTAAGCCCCAGCGTACAGCAGGGGATATGTTATTCGACCAAGAGAAACTTGGCGCAGCATTCCACATTGAACCTTTCGGAGTAACTTCTTTCAAAACCCGTCTTATTGGATTTGACTTTGCAGCTCAGGGAGATGACCAATGTGTGGCCTACGTCCTCGACCGTGTGACCAACCAGCACTGGAAAACAGTGGAAGTTATCCCTTGGGATGAACCTGATGCGATGGTATCTGTGGGTAAGATTATAGAAATCATGGGACGGTTTAAACCAGATGCAGCAGTTATTGATGTTGGGGGTACAGGTAGTGTTGTTCACAACCGCCTAGTTGAAGTAGGTGTGGCTATAGACAGATTTGACGGGGGCTCTACCGAGGGGGTTGACATTAAAGTGCATGCGAATGTACGTGCCCAAGGTTACTTTGGGTTGCAGGGTTGGCTCGACAGTGGCTTCTTAGTTCTGAACGAGCAGGATAAGTTAACCGTTAAAGAGTTGAAGAAGATAAAATTCAAGTATCGTTCATCTGGTGCGCGGGTTATTCAGGCCAAAGCGGATATGAAGAAAGACCTAAAATATTCTCCAGACCGTGCCGATGGTTTGATGATGGCTGTATGGGCAGCTACCCACCTCCTCGGTAACGCGAACACTGAACTGGGCAATTCAGGCCAAACAGTAAAACGCAAAACCAACCATAAAAGGAGGAGATAGATGTTCTTGCTAAGAGGCATACACCTGTGTTACTATCGTATGAAAATCTACAAAAGGATACTTGACGTATGGGTAAACTAATTCAATCAATTTTTGGAGGCGGTAAAAAGCCTAAAGTAGGTACTGCTGCTCAAGAAGGTTTAGAAGCTTCTAAGAAGAAAGCTAAGAAATCTCGTGCTACGGTATTGGCCACAAAAGGTGGTATCGCTGGAGAAGAACTTACGCCAGAGCAAGTGCAGACTGGTAAAGAAACATTGTTTGGGAATTAAATTATATGTCAGATTTTAAACAGACCCTTGAGTTATACAGCCAGTTAAAAACAAACAGGGATAGAACTAAGCCCTTATGGGATAGCATTGCTAACTACGTTGGCATTGGCGTAGACCCAGACTATGCTTATAACGGAGGTAAAGGTAACAAAGGCCAACAGCTAGACCAGTTCGTTGATGACCCTACCGCAGCCATTTCTGTTAACCAAGCTGGTGACTACTTGATGGGCATCATGTGGGGCACAGGTGAAAACGTTTTAAGTCTTACACCAAGTAAGCATGTAGAAGAATTGATAGATGTGGAAGCAGTAGCACCTTTCTTTAAATACGCTTCTGACCAAACTCTGCACCACATGAACCACCCAGAAGCAGGGTATCAAACTGCATTACGTCCTTACGCTTACGACCAAGTTGCTTTCGGTACAAGTGGAATTGGTTTATTTGTAAACCGAGGATTCAAAGAAGGCCGAGACGAGAACGCACTTATCGCCCGTAACTATGGGGTAGATAACGTTGTTATCGATGAAGGTAAAAGCGGGATGGTGGACTTTGTTTTCGCCACATATAACTGGAGAGTTAACCGCATTGTTTCTGAATTCGCCATGAAAGATGGCGAGGTAGACAAAGAGAAGCTTGCCACATTGCCGAAGCAGATTAAAGATGCTTACGTTAAAAAACAAGTCAATGAGCTTTTCGACATCGTATTCGGCATGTCTCCTAACGAGATGTACAAACCTAAGTTTAAAGGTAAAAAAGGCGCACGTTACCGCGGTGTTTGGTTCTTCCCAGATTCCAAAGACGTGAGCAACAATAAGTATTTCATGGAAGAATTTTTCAACGAACGCCCAATTAATATGGCTCGTATGATTCGTATCCGTGGAGATGTCTGGGGGCGTGCGTCAGGAACGATGCTTATTTCATCCATTCGCAGCGTGAACTATATGATTTCAACGAGCATTGAAGTTATGGAAAAAATGGCCGACCCCGCCCTCGGCGTTATGTCCAATGCTGTATTCGGTGATAATGTACTAGATACAAGCCCAAGTGGGCTTACTGTGTTTAACAGTACGCTAGCTGGACAGGGTAATCCAACATTCCCACTGTACGATGTAGGCGACCCAACTAACCTTGTTAAATTTTTAGTTCCTTATCTAAATGAAAAAATTACTACAGCATTTAAAATCGATGTGCTACTTGACTTTGCATCTAGCAAAGAGATGACAGCAACCGAATCGATGCAGCGCTACGTTATTCGTGGCCAATCTTTATCTGGAGTATTAACTCAGCAGAAGAACGAGCGTGCCATCCCTGATGTGAAACGTGCGGTATCTATACTTCTGGATGTAGGGGAACTAGGAGTTAACCCTCAAACTGATGCAACGAGAGCAGCTAGGTTAACCACAAGAGGTTTAACAGACCGCATAATACCCGCAGAAGTTTTAGAAGTTATCGCAAGTGGTAAACCTTGGTACGAGATTCATTTCAATAACGAGCTTGAAAAACTTATCAGAACTGAAAAGGTTCAGAACCTTCTACAAGTTCTTAACGCTATTGGGGCTATCGCAGGGCTATATCCTGAGATTGTTCTTGCAGTTGATTGGTACAAACTGCTACAAGATATTAACCAGAACCTTGATGCAAACAACCAAGTTATGTTCACCAAAGCCCAGTTTAACGGCGCTTTGGAAAAAATTGAACAAGCTAAACAAATGGCTGCACAAGCCCAAATGGGAAGTGAAGTTGCCTCCGCAGCTAAGGACGCTACTTCGGCAGAGAAAAACCAGAAAGAATCGGAGGCCATAAATGTCGCAGGAAGATAGTCCACACTCACCAGATATGACTATAAACCCTATGAGCGTTATTGAGAAATTAGTGAAGGAGCGCCAAGAAAAGGAGCTCGAAGATGCTAAAGTTGTTGAGAACATGGAGGAGTGGAAAAAAGCCGCTAACTCTTTATTCTCATCTGATGAAGGTAAACTCTTTATCAAATATTTGTTACGTCAAGTAAAGTTATTTACAATAGATAGCTCTCGTGATATGACAAAAATGCTAGAAGATAGGGGAGGGAAAAACGTATATCTAGGTTTAATCCGCCCATATCTAACCCCAGAACTCTTAGTTGAGTTAGAAAATCAAAAATAAAGGATAAGACATTGGAACAAGAAAACGCACCCACTGGAGTGGATACTGCGTCAGCTCCTACTACCCCAGCCGACCAGACTCCCCCAGCAACACCACCTGAGCCATCCGCTCAAGGTGGAGAAGAACAACCACCCGCACCAGCAGCAAGTACTGACCCTCGTGGCCAGAACATTCCTGAACCTACTGGCGAAGGCAACCCAGATTTTTCTGTACCAGAAGACTACAAAGAAAAGCCTTGGGCTTCTAAAGTAGCATCTTCTGAGGACTTATGGAAAATGGCGGATAATCTTCAAACAATGGTAGGCCGCAAAAATGTAGCCCCAGACTTTGAAACTGCAACTCCACAAGAATTGGAATCATATCTAGCGCAGACACGACCTGAAAGCCCAGATGCTTACAAGTTTGATTCTGCCGAGGATTACCAACCGAGTGGCTTAGAAGACGGTTTCGCCGAAGCTTTCCACAAAAATGGAGTCCACCCTGCTATAGGTAATCAGTTGATTCAAGATTTGCAAGGCGTTCTTAACACTGCTTCCGCAGATGCTTACGACGCTGATAAATTTCTAGGCTCAATGGAAGAAGCTTTCGGTAACGGTTACGAAGCTAAGACCAACCAAGCACGTCAAATTATTGAGGCAAACCAAAACGATGCCGATAAGAAGGTTATGGAAACTATGTCTAACGAGCATTTAGCTCTGATGTACAAGCTGACCAATAACCTGAATCAATCCTACGGTATCAACGAAAGCGGTCTTAACGGCGAACACGGTACTGGAAAAATTACTCCAGATGCGGGAGAAGTAAAAGCTGCCATCCGTAAGGAAATCGCTGAGTTAGATAAACGCCCCCACACTTCTGATGAGAAACAGGTGTTAATTGACAAACTGTACGACGCTACCGCTTCGGCAATCAAATCAAATAAAAGATAGGAGAAAAAACTATGACCGCTAAAAAAGTTAAAACAACAAAAATGAAAGCGTATAGCTTTACAATTTCTGGTACATACCGTAA